AGTTCTTGCCGTGGCTGCGGCCTGGGCCTGCTGCGTGGCGGTGGTCGCGGATCCGGCGGCGGCGGTGGCGGAGGATGCAGCCGCGTCCCGGGCGGCTTCCGCTGCGGTCTGCGCGGTCTCGGCGGCTCCCTGGGCTTCCTCCGCGGCCTGCTGCGCTGCCTCCGCCGCAGTTCTTGCCGTGGCTGCGGCCTGGGCCTGCTGCGTGGCGGTGGTCGCGGATCCGGCGGCGGCGGTGGCGGAGGATGCAGCCGCGTCCCGGGCGGCTTCCGCTGCGGTCTGCGCGGTCTCGGCGGCTTCCTGTGCCGTTTCAGCGGCCTGCTGCGCTGCCTCTGCAGCGGCTCTCGCCGTGGCTGCGGCCTGGGCCTGTTCCGTGGCGGTGGTGGCGCTCCCGGCGGCGTCTGTCGCCGAGGATGCCGCCGCGTCCCGGGCGGCCTCCGCTGCGGTCTGTGCAGTCTCAGCGGCGCCTTGTGCCGTTTCGGCTGCGGTCTGTGCCGTCTCTGTAGCTGCTCTTGCCGTGGCTGCGGCCTGGGCCTGTTCCGTGGCGGTGGTGGCGCTCCCGGCGGCGGCGGTGGCGGAGGATGCAGCCGCGTCCCGGGCGGCTTCCGCTGCGGTCTGTGCGGCTTCCGCGGCTCCCTGGGCTGTCTCCGCGGCCTGCTGCGCCGCTTCCGCCGCAGATCTTGCCGTGGCTGCGGCCTGGGCCTGTTCCGTGGCGGTCGTGGCGCTCCCGGCGGCGTCGGTTGCCGAGGATGCTGCCGCGTCCCTGGCGGCCTCTGCTGCGGTCTGGGCCGTCTCGGCGGCTCCCTGGGCTGTCTCGGCGGCCTGCTGTGCTGTCTCCGCCGCAGATCTTGCCGTGGCTGCGGCCTGGGCGTGCTGCGTGGCGGTGGCCGCGGATCCGGCGGCGGCGGTGGCGCTCTCCGCGGCGGCAGACGCGTTTTCCTCCGTCTGTGCCGTCAGTCTTTGTATGTAGGTGATCAGGCTCTCGTAAGGATCCGGTCTGTCGCCGGGCGTGCCGCCGACATCGCGGCCCACGAAAAAGCGGAACACCGCAGATTTTTTGACCTGCTCATCAACGGTGTATACAAAGCCCGCGGCCCCCTCGCCGCGCGCGCCTGTATCGACATTGGATACCGTCCAGACGGTTTGTTCGTCGTCCACTGTCAGCGGCGCAAGATACGGTGCGGTATCGCCGGCGCGCATGACTTCCAGAGACAGCGTGCCCGCGCCGAACTCCTCAACCCACGCGCTGTAATTCACGATGACCCTCGTGACCGCATTTTCTCCCTGGTACCCGATGAACATCGGGGTTTCCTGGCACCCGGCTTCGCTTACGTTAAATTCGATTGTCCTCATATTGTCACCTCACACGATTTTATCCAGTACCACGATGGTCCCGGAGTCCCGCGCGCAAAGGACCATGTCGCCCGCCGCGACGGATGCCGAGGCGAGACGGCGGTAGGGCTTGCGCGTGGCCTGGGTCTGGCCGGGCAGGATCAGCGTCACGCCCTCGGCGGTGACGGCGGCGGCCTGCGCGGTGAAGATCTGTTTTGTGTCACTCAAGGTTGTATACCACCTTTTCAAGGGTGTGCTGCATTTTGCCGCCGGCTTTGAGCTCCATGTCAAAGGCGCGGCTGATGCAGATGTCGTTGCTGCCGGGGACGGTGACCAGACGCTTGCCATGCCGCGTGCGCTCGATGTAGACGCGTTGGGCGGTATGCAGCGCCACAACGTCCGCCACTCCCCAGCCCGGCACCAGGCCGGTGGTGACGCTGACGGTCTCGCTGGTAAGGAGGCTGTCGTTGCGGAGCCTGTCCGCGTAGGCCTGCAGCTCCGTCTGCGAGGCGATGTTGTCCACAGTGGATACGCTCACGATCTCGCGCCCGCGGCGCACGGTGGACAGGGGGCTCTGCGGGTTATCGTTGACGGCGACGGCCACCATGTTCCCGCCCTTGTCGGGGTTTGCGCAGAAGACGATGAACTTGTTCGGCGCCGAGAACGTGTCGTTCTGCCGGGTAATGCCGGGCAACACCAGAGTCGCAGGGTCCGCGTCGTCGAGCGTGTGGTCGATCTGGGACGCCTCCGGGATCTCGGCGGGCTCCAGCACCGCCGCGCCGTTTGCGTCAAAAAACAGGGCCTTGTAGTTGATTTCCGCGAGCAGGTCATTGACGATGGTCAAAAAAGGCGTCCCCGCGTCCCAGTCCTCGCGCGGCTCGGTAAAGGCCGCGTCGTTCGGCGTTTTGAACACGGTGGTGATCCCCGCGGCGCTGAGAAGCTGCTCGATGGCGTCCAGGTACAGCGTATTGCGCGGCCAGTAGACCGGCACGGCGCTGTTGGTATCCAGCACGCGCTGGCAGCGGTCATATGCCTCGATGCGCACGCTGCGGACCACATCGTAGGTCACGCTCTGCGTCGTGGGAATGTAGACGCCGAGGGGATATGGCAGGCCGTTGATGATCATAACGGGTTGGATCTCATCTGTGAGCCAGTTGACATCCATCGCGCGTCCGTCAACATCCACCGCATTGGCCGCAAAAACGCCCGAGAATGACATCTTGATCCGCGCGTCGTCCTGCATGCGAACGTGCGGCGCCGCGTTTTCAGCGGCGCGCAGCAGGGCGTAGAAGGCCCCGTTGCGCAAAAGGTTATACCGGAAGGAAACACGGCGCGGGGGGTTAAATGCCGGTCGACTCATCGATAAACTCCCCCCAGTCCATCTGCTGCAGCGTGCAGCGGTAGGATTTATAAAACCTCATGTCGCCCAGATCCCAGCCCTCCAGGATCCCGACCACCACCTTGCCGCCCGGCGTCTTGAGGATGACGGCCTCGCCCAGCAGCGCCTCAAAGGCGTCGACGGCTGCCGCGTCCCTCTGCAGGTATGCCACGTCAAAGGACCCGGTGAGGGTCTCGTGCTCCCCGATCTCGGCGGTGGGGAAGGCTGCCCCGGCATACTGGGTGTATGCCACCTGGCGGCGGCGCGCAAAGCTCTGGGTCCGGCGGCTGTTTTCACTGAGCTTGAGCTCGATAAAATCCCCGCTGTCGAGGGGTGCGATCACCGGGCACTTGACCACCAGCGGCGCGCTGGGCGTGGCGTCTTCGGAGCGCTGATAATACCCGTCCTTGAGCACCTGGATGACAGTATAGGACGGCTGCCCGATCGCTGTCCGGTCGTTAAAGACGCGCCCGAAGGTCTTAGCAATGGGCACGCCGTCGCGGTAGACGATAAAATATCCGGTGTCCGGATAAATGTTGCGGTTATTCGGCGGTCCTATCCATGTGGCAGGCGAGAGGTAGCGGAAGGTCGCCGGGTCGCTGTATACATCGCCCGCATTATTCCAGAGATGGAAGCGGTACTGGTTCCCGTCGATGGACTGCGAGGCGGGGAGCTGGAAGGTGGCCTTGGTAGCTCCGGCGGTTGTCGTGGATACTGCGCCGAAGGACACCCACTCGCTCGCGCCTGCTGTCTTTACCTGCCTCTGCCATTTGGTCAGCCCATACGCGGAGCCCTTGAATGTAACAGAAAAAACCGCGTTTCCGCTTGTCCCTTGCTGGCTGCGGGGGCTCTGCAGAATAATGATCGGCGGATCCACAACGAATAAGTTGTCCCAGGAAAGCGTCAAATAGGGGCTTCCGGCGTTAATAACTCTCAGCGGGAAGGTGGCTTGCTGGCTGTTTGCCACGTCCACGCTGCCCTCGGCCCATTCGCTCCAGAGCCCGTACCGGTTCTGCGCGCGGACGCGGGCGGTATAGCTGCCATCAGGCAGAGGTTCCGGCAGCTTATAGCTGCGCACGTCCTCGCCGTAGTAGGGGCCGTATGTCTTGCCGTTTACCTCTACCTCGAAAGCCTGCTGCCCCTCAACCTGCCAGGAGACCGTGAGAAACGGTCGGCCGTCTCCGGTGACGCCGCTGACAAGCGGCGCGGCGAACGAGATAAAGCTTACCGACTGGGACCACGGCCCCTCTCTCCCCGCGGTATTGTACGAGCGCACCTGCCAGGTGATCGTCCCGCCGGGGAAGGTATTCGCCGGCACGATGGTCTGTGTGGCGTTTCCGGAAATAGTCGGCAGCATTTCCCAGCTCTCGCCGCCGTCCGTGCTGTAGCGGATCTGTGCCATACCCTGGGGCGAGCCGTCGATGCTACCATAGGTCCAGCGGAAGGTGATGGGCCCGCTGTCGCTTTCCAGCGTATTGATGGGGGAAAGCGGCGCGGCCTCCACGTCAGCGTTGAGCGCCTGCAGCGTGTAAGTCTCTGTGGTGGTCGTGCTGCCGGTGTCGTCCGTTGCCTCCGCGTACCACTGGATGACGCCGGAGGGGAAGGTCCCGCCGGGGATCGTGACTCTCGCCTGGTTGCCGTTGGGCGTCATTGTCAAGGCGGTAAAGCTGCCGCTTTCGCCGGATCTCCAGTACATCTTCGCGGACGCGACGGTATACGGGGTATGCACCGGTCCGCTGGCCTGCAGCGCGACCGCAAATGTCAAATTGCTGCTCGCGCTGATAATCCCACTTGTGGGGGTATTGACCGGCACGACCTGAGACACCGCAGCGTAGGTGACGGTGATCCCGGCCTCTCGCCAGTTGTCAACATACCCGGTGTAGGAGTCGCTTGCCCGTACCCGCCAACGCAGCGCGCCCGCGGGGAAGTATGCGGCAGGTGCCGTAAAGGCTACGTCTCCGTAGTTTCGACTGAATACCTGTGTCCAAGTCCCGCCGCCGTCTGTGGAATACTCAAACTGGGTCCCGTTCATGCTGCCGCTGCCCTTGGTGATCGTCCAGGTGAACGTGATCTCCTCGGCGCCGTCGCGCGTCCCGCTGGTGGGACCGTTGAGCGTTACGGTTGCCGGGGTGTATTGTGCGGTAAAACTGCCCTGCACCCAGCCGCTCTCGCGCCCGTAGGAGTTGGTGAGCTTAATGCGCCAGTAGATGAGCCCGCCGGGATACGGGAATGTTCCGGCCGGGGCCTTCCATGACTGTTCGGCGGTGTTGAGCGTTTTCAGCTCGGTCCACGTGATCTGGTCCGCGGACCATTCCAGCTCGGCCTTCTTCTGCGTGCCGTCTCCGCTGGATGTCCAGGAGAACGTGATTTCTCCGCCGGCGTCCTTGGTGCCCGTCGGGTTTGTGATCCTCGGGACAAGGGCTCCGTAGCGCTTGAGTTCAAAGCTGCCTGAGCTGTTCGTGCGGCCCAGCGCGTCGGAGGCGTGCAGCGTGACGCGCATGGTGTCTCCGGTGACGGCCGCGTCGTTGAACCAGCTCTCCGCGCCTTTGATCTCATAGCTGTCGGTGGTGACGTCTATCTCGGTTCCGATCGGCGTGGAGGATCCGTAGTAGGGTCGAATCTTAATAACCTGGTCGGCGCGCGTGTCGTTGAATCCGATGGTCACAGCCTCGCCGACATAAACGCTCGGCGGGTTGACGGTCACCTGCAGTGTCGGGGCGTCGACAGTCACAGACACGCTGGGGTTATCAACACGCAGCGAGTCACCGACGATGGACGATCCGCTTTCCCCGATACCGTCGAGAACTACATAGAGCGTCGATGTGTTGATGCTGATGTTTGCAAACCGAAAAGTGTGGGAAGCGGCCTGACTCGGGTTCTGGACAAACTGCTGAGAATAGACCGGATTCAAGCTGTAAACGGTTGGATCGTCGGTATACAGCCCGCAGACTATCGTGTATTTGTCAAGACCGCCCCAGGTTTCAGCGAAGGACGCCGATATTTCGAACGCGGTAATGGGAGAGCTGGTCGGGACGTTGATCTTGTACGCGACGGATCCGATGATTGCGCTGCCGGTGCTGCTCCAGTATCCAGGCCATTTGTCAAAATTGCCTCGGGATTTTTGGTATTCCGGGACCTTTGTAATCGTCGAGTTAGCCATAAGTCATCCGCCCTTTCATGTGCATGCCGCTGAGGGCGGCGAGGATCCCGCGCAGCACGGCAGTGTTTTCCTGCACGCTGGCCTCCAGCTCACGGGTATCTGTGCCCGCTGCAGCGGCGATCTGGCCGCTCTCCTGGTTGGAGTAGATCTGCGAGCCGCGCGGCAGCCGCACCAGCTCCGGCCCGCCTTCGCCGACCCACGTCAGGCCGCCGCGCCAGTTCCGGTCGCCGGCGGCGTTGTAGCCGGCAAACGCGGGGTTGTATTCGTCCACGTAGTAGCCCATACTTCCGGCGTCACTCATGGTCTGCTGGATCGTCTCCTCGTCCAGGCGGGACAGCCAGTCGAAAAAGGCTGCTGCTTTGTCGGCCGCCCAGGAGAAGGCGTTGGCGATGCCGTTCAGCATCTCTGTGGCCACCGGCAGAACAGAATCGGCCAGATTCAGCAGAGACCCGCCGATTTTTCCAAGAGGCTCAATAAAATCGGTCAGCTCCCCGAGAATACCCGATTCGGCGAGCTTGTCGCCCGCCTTCATGGCGAGATCTCCAAAGGTCTGCATGACCTCCATGGACACCGGTGCAAATTCCACGGCAAGCTTTTTCTTGACGGCCTCAATCTGCGTCTGGTATTCCTGGTAAGCGTCGTCGACCTCGCCGAGTTTTTTGACCTGGCTTTCATCCAGGACATAGCCGCTTTCCTCGGCGGCGTTCATCATGTCCTGCAGGGCGCCGGTACCGGCGTCAATTAAGGGTTTGAGCTCACTGTAGCTCTTGCCGAAAAGCGTATTCGCCCAGAGATCGCGCTCTGTTGCGTTTTCTACGTCGCCCAGGGCGTCAATCACCTTGAGGAAGACGTCCCAGTTGTCCTGCAGCTCGTCGTTTTCGTTGTAAATGCTTACGCCCAGGGCTTGGAAGGCCGCGGCCTGTTTTTCTGCGCCGGTTGCCGCCTGGCCCATGCTGGCGGTCAGCTTGACGAGGCTCTTGTCGATGCCGTCGAAGTCCAGAAACTTCGAGGCGTAGTCGAGCTGCTGCAGCAGATCGGTGCTCAGGCCCGTCTGTGCAGACTGCGTGAGCAGATCGTCCGCCCAGTGGGCCTGCTCAAGGGTCAGCTCGTTGAGCTTCTGCACGGCCTCGATCCCGGCTTTGATTCCGTCGATC